GTTGAAAGTTTTCTTAGAGAACCCCACAAGCTTATTGGCATCCATAGTCTTTGGCCCAATCACCACATTGCGCACATTGCTGGAGTAATAAGTGAAAATCTCTCTGATGTTTTTACAATCAATGCTGTTTTCATTATACTTATCAACAAAATAATCAGCAACAAGGTTTATCTTGTCCTGAATGGTCTTTTTGGCCTGTGTAGTATAGATAAGTTGCTCTCTATTGGGAGTTGGATATAGTCCATCTGTAAGACTAAATCTTAAACCAATAGGTAGTTGTATATCCAGGATTCCCAGCTTGTTGAAATCCAATGGATAATAAACATTATCTAAACAAATGTGCATGTTACCATCTTCATTCATCTCAGAGATCTGAAAGTGTTCTGATCTGTGAATTTGAAATTCATTAGTAATAATGCTGTTTTGAACATTTACATCAAAGTAAACACTCTCAAAGTAAGCCAATTGTCCTTTGATTTTATCTCTAAATGTGAATCTATCGACAAATTTAACAGGAACAATAACCTTTACCCCATTTCTTTCCTCTGTAGGAGTTTCATACAACAGGTCAATTGTATTAACATCCTCTCCTTCATACATCATGTACTTGCGCTCTACACCATTCTTTCTACAAACAAAGTAGAAACTGGAGCTGTAAGCCAAAGGTGACTTAAATCCTAACCCCATCATTCCGATCTCAGTAGCACTGTCCCTCTTGGTAGATTTTCCATACTTGGATATAATGTTCTCTACATCATCAGCATCTAGACCAGTTCCAAAATCTTCAACAGAAAACTCATAGTTATTCTGAGCATTTACTTTCAATGATACAATGATTGCATCAGTTACTCCTGCTCTTCTATGACTATCGAGTCCATTAGATGTACACTCTCTTACAGTTGATCCAATAGGATCTGAGTACAGGTTCTTGCTTAACATTTGCATGAGCACATGAGCACTCTCCATATCTAAACTCATCCCTATACTAGCTGCTGATTGTCCTTCACCTAGTACCTTATTTAAAATCTGCTTTTCTTGAATCATGACCTATTAGTTTTATTTGGGTTAATATTAATTTTGCTTTTTCATAATTAATAAACTTATCACCAGAAAATAAACTATCTGAATCCGTTAACTTAACAACACAATCCTTTTTGTGATTCCTAACAGGGTGTTTCCCTATATGATCCAATGAGAACCCATCTCTATCTTTCCTTGATAGGGGGGCACCTGTTCTCTTAGCTGTTTCCACCAGCCTTAAATAATCTCTATGAGCATAGAGAATACTTTCAATGGTAACGTACTGAATGTTATCAGCTCTTCCATTACCACAATACCAGCCAAAACTCATACCATAATTGTCCCCTATGCCTATGAAGTCTCCTATGTGAAGAGTTCCTCCATATCTAACATCATTGGTTATCATTTGGCAGGGAATTTATTTTTATTCAATGAGTCTTTACCTTCTAGGTAAATCTTCTCTGTAGCACTACCTTTAAAGAAAGCTTCAGGGTCAGTAATCTTAAAAGCTCTGTTGTCTTGGGCCCCATAACTCAATATGTAGTCTCTTTGAAAGCTTTTATAATTTATACCATCTTCAAACTTTTTCTTTATCCAAGCAGCGGCTCCTATTGGATCAGCAAGATATTTATCATACTGAATGTGCAAACTTTCTGAAGTTCTAAAAGCAATGTACTTCAGAGATCCACTCTCCCCAGGCTCGACAAACCACCCAAAGTCTATATGATTGTGCAAACATACTCCTACTACATCTCCTGTAGCTAGTGTTCCTCCAATATTCAAATTAATAGGTGCTCTTTTCATTATAGTTCTCTTTTTATAATCCAACATTCCTTTCCTGTGAAATCAATTCTCTTCTCATCCGTATAGGGCTGACCATTAGATACTACCTTCTCTTTGGTAAGATAGGTATGACTATGTATTCCACTAGTGTAGGTATTGCTAACCTCAACTATCCTTACCTTGCAAGGAACAGTTGTCCAGCGTGGCTTTCCAGACCATGTAGTAAGCTTACCCATTCTAGCTGGTTTTGGTGTTCTTAGTAGTTCAACATCATAGATTCCTGAAGCGGAACCTATGAGTACTACATCACCTTTCTTTAAATCTTCTACTCTTGCGTACATTCTTCTTCAGATTTAGGTTGTCTTAATAAAGATTCTTTTATCATTGCTTCTGCTATATCATAAGCCTGAATAGCAATATCTTTGTCACTACATGAATAAGATGATTTGCCAATAACTCCAGGTAACGCTATACCTGCAAAGATGTCTAATAATGTTGGTTCTTGTTGTTCTTCCATGATGTTAAAAAGGTGTTTCGATGTTTAACCATAAAATTGTTTCCTTATTAGTATCCCAAACTATCTTGTTGATCTTGGTGAAGGTATCTTTAGTGTCCCAAGGTTTGCCTGTATAGGCGGCAGATGCTGGATGGTTTAAGGTAAAGGTGGGATTTGTACCTGCTAATACCAGCTCAAATCTAGATGCTTCCTTTCCTAAGAATAGGACTGGTACTCCAGTTGTAGAAATGATTTCTTTTAGCAAGAATTTAGTGAAGGGTTCCCAAATGTCCATGTGACTGTTAGGCTTATCCCTGGCAACAGTGAATGCGGCATTTAATAACAGCACTCCCTGTGAGCTCAAATAGCTTAAATCATAATCATTGATATAATTTAAGTTCAACCCATTGAACATTTCTGTTTCAATGCCATTATAGAAGTTCTGTAAGGTAGGCTGAACTCTAGCTGTTATGCTACAATCCATTGCAACGCCTGAAGCTATAGGACTTCCATTCACATACTTAAAGTAGGGATCCTGACAAACAATTACACATTTCAGATCATTAAAATCTGTTTCCTTGAATGCTCTGTAAGTGTGCATACTGGCAGGAGCTATTTGTACTCCTGATTGTGCTTGTCCCCTAAGAAAAGAATAAATAGGATCAAATCCTGCTTGATCAAAGAAGGGTTTAATTCTACTGGCCCATGACCCAAAAAGTGGTTCAAACTTCTTCCAGTCAAGAGTGGTTTTCATCTTTGACAAGATACTGTAGTTCTCTGATCACATCCTGATAAACAGACTTCTTTGTACCTAATCTAACTTTAGACAGGTTGTCATTAGCTTCAGCAAGTAAGCTATCCAGTGCTAGAATTCTCCTCTTGTAACTTTCGATTAAATCTAAAATTGCTTCGTTCATAATAATCCTTTTTCTTTAAAAATAGTTTCTAATGTGTCCATACCCTTACTCCTGGCCAGTTCAGCCCAATCTTTAATGTTCTCACCCAAATACAGCTTAGGTACATTCGAGTATCCAAAATCAAAGATCTTTGTTATTTGCTGGGAATTGGTAACTCCAGTAACATCGCTATCGAATGATAGGATTTGATATTCTGAGTTTTCCTTAAGAAAGGTTACATTCTCTTCAGAGAAACATCCTATACCCTCATTCTGGACTGCACAGGTGCTTTGTAACAGCTTTTTTACTACCATGTAGTCTTTCTTACTCTTGTTGATAAAAGCGTACTTAGAAGCCCTTATATTCTCTTTACCCTCCATTGTGGTAATAGGGACATTATTGGGAACCCATTTGTATAACTTATCAGCATGTGGTCTGTAGATCTTCCAATTTCCATTGTAGAAATAACCAAATTTAAGCTCTGTAGGCTTGAAGGTAAATAGCTGTTTGTTGAGGTACACCTTGTTTAGGGAAAATACATTGTTATCCCTTAGATCCTGTATGTCTTGGTGAAATTCATTCCAATAAGCTAATTCTTCATGTGTGAACTTTCTTGGTATTACCTGGATATTAGTATATCTCTTTCCAAGTTCTTCTGGTTGCTTATACTCAGCCTGTATTATCTTGTAAGTGGCTGTGTTTGTATGCAATCCAGTTAACCCTAATCCAAAATCTTTGTCAATGAGCATTAGTACATCATTCATGTTTGGCAACCCATAGAGGGTTTTGACAAACTGAAAGCAATCTCCCTTAATGCTAGTGTTAGCAAAATCAATATAAAATAAGGTACCTCCTTGATTACCAATAATAAAGGAAGGATTCTCATCTTTTCTGAAAGGGGAATTGGTTACTCGATTGAGTGCCCAGTCTTTGTTAGGCATGTAGTACCTGAATACATCATAGGCAGAGATTCTTTGGAGTATGGTTTCAATCTTTAAATCTGCTTTTTTTACTCCGCCAATCATAGTGTGTAAATAAAAGGGGGCCGAAGCCCCCAGATATTAATAATCAGCGCCTCCTTCTGTCATAGGAGCATTAGTGGCTACTGGATTTTCATTAGGATCATACTCTTTGATGTCCTTTAAGTTGTAGAAATCTTTACAACCATATTCCCCTGTTACATTAAGAACAAATCTCTCATAAGTTTTGAGATCTTTCTTGTCCTTAGTTAGTAACGCAGCTTTTACATTATCATTATCATAATCGACAAGTCTAAAGTATTTTAAATTGTATTGTGAGAAGAAAGCTCTATTATAAATACCTTGATATTCTTTAATTTCACCTTCTACCTCTTTAACAATAACTGTAGCAAGACAACCAATTTTGCCTGCCCATTCCCCACCAACTTGAGATTTAATATCTTTCAGGTCACCTTTCATTAACTTCTTCCAATCCAAAGTTAATTCAGTTTCCTCATTGCGATAATCAAGTTTGTTTAGCCAGTTTCTTAAGAACTCATACAAGTCTTCTTCCCCATGATAAGCTTGTCTATACTCTCTACCTTTTACAAACCAGGTAGGAAGCAGACTCTCATCTGTCGCCCAGGTACACATCCCAACACTATTAATGTATTGGTTTTTGCTACCATCTTTGTTTAGCCTTACTTTATCCTCTAGGAAGAAAGTAATCTTCTGTTTAAGACCTCCTTCTTCATTAGTGTCTTCACTGGGTTTATTGGAAGCCACATCAGCAGTGGTTTGCTTAACCCAAAAGTCTAATCTTAATACTGTATTCCCATCACGCTCATTGAAATATTCTGCAGCCTTACTGCCTTCTTTCAATTCTATCCCCAATACGTCTTTGAATTCTTTCTCAGTAGGATTGATAGCAACAACTTCTGCTACAAATAAACCTACTTTTTTAACTCCACCTTCATTGTTTTCTCTTTGTTTTCCTCCAATAGTTGCCATAGTTTCTCTAGTTTAGTTTTTATAAATGTTTTCCCAGTATACTTTAATAGACCCATCTTTCTCTTTTTTGGAAATTAGTATTTTTCCACTCAAAGAGGCGAGTCTTGATCCTGCAATGATACTATCATTCTGAACTTCAAAATTGATGTATCTTTCATCTCCGTCAACTATTAACTTTCCTAAGGCTGTAACTCTTGAAGCAAATATAGATTTTAACTTACCTGTTAAAGAGATTTCACTGCCTATAACCTCATCTTTACCATTATCCTTGATGTATTTATCAGCTACGTGAGCTGCATAAATTCTATAAGGACTGATTTGTCTAAAGAAATCGATTTGTTGCATGAACCATTCTCTGGTATATCTATATCCCGCACCCTCTGGCAGACTTGTTACTGGTTTCCATAAAGGATCTGTAACTTCATAAGGTGCAGCACCTGGCACAGGTCTGTTGAAGTTTTTACCTATTGTGCTGTTTTGATAGGCTAAAGTACCACCTATCTCTGATAAACTGTCTAAGTCAGACAGACCATCTACAATCAAGAACTCATACTTGCCTTTTTGTTCTAATAAGGCATTTCTGAACTTGATGTAGTTTTTGAAACTCTCCCACTGAGTAGTTTCATTCGTAGTGTAAGTAGAGATTTTTCTCGCTGGTATAAATTCATAACCTCCAGCTTCCAAATCTAAAACAATTGCATTTTTTTCCCTTGTTAGCGCTCCTAGAATAGTACCTTTTCCAATCTTAGGTTGTCCAATAATCACCAAATCTCTTGGTGCCGTACCTTGAACTTCTGTGATATCATCAGGTAATAAACTCTCTTTAGTTTGTGTCATCTCTAGTTGATTTAGTTATTTACGGACTATAAATATACAATAATTAAAGCGATTTAACAGCATGATTTCCGGTTTTTATCCAAGTTATTTTATCTTCTGGGATGTTGGAAAGTGCTGAGTGTAACCAATTTAACTGAAAAACTCTGTCAGTGCACCAGATGTGGATTTCTGCTTTATCAGTATCCAAGAGTAAGGCTCTTCCTAGCATTTGTTCGAGTGTTTCTCCATTGGAGTTTATCGCTGTAATCAATATGTTATCAAGATTAGGGTAGGTAACACCTGCAGATCCCTTCTTGATTAAGCAGAGCTTATTTATAACTCCTTCCTGGAATTCTTTGAGCACACTGTCATCCTTGCTTTTGCTATTAAACATGGGTAGACCAAACTTAAGGGCAAAAGTTTCATTCTCTGTAAACATGATGAATCTCCTGTCAGAATGTTCCTTTATCCATCTATTGACAGCATCAAATAAACTGCCATTAGAGTTGATAAATCTCATTCTACCCAGAGAAGCCAACATTTTTCTATCTCCATGTCTTGTTTCAACATTTCTGGTGAGCCTGTTTAGTTCCTTTACGTCTGTAGACATCCACTTTTTCTTCCCAGCTACTATTAGCCTGGGTGTTGAGGTTAACTCATAATGATGTACATAAACACTATAGTCACTAATTAGACCATCCTCGATAGCATTTTCAGTAGAGTATTCTATTATCAAGGGTAAACTTGTGTGGATCTGAAGGTCAGCCAATGTATTCACATTGTAGGTACCTGAAGCAAATATGACATGCTTGTATCTCTTGGCCATCATTCCAGCTATAGGAAGCTTATGCTCCTCTGGAATTAGATGGGCTTCATCAAATACAACATAATCCCACTCATCTTCACTTACCTTCTCCATACTCATAAAAGTACTGTATGTAATATCCATTGGACAGTTAATCAGAGCACATTCATTTATCCAAGAATTCTTTATGTCTATATTTGGGTATAACACTAGCACCTTTGGATTAACCTTCTGACAGTGATCTTTAATCGCTGTGATGAGTATCCTGGTCTTACCACTCCTAACACTAGACAAAACAATTCCCTTGAAGTCAGACTCCACAATAATATCAATAATTTCACGCTGAATCTGGTCTTTGGTTTTCATTGACTTGGTCATAATAGTTAATAAAGTCTTTGGCTTCATCGCTTAAACCTCTAATAAGATGGAATCTTACGTGAGGATGAAATCTATTCAGAGCAAACATTACACAAGCTCCTTCATTTCTAAGATTGTCATTAAAAGCGAGTTTCTCTGCAATATATTCAGCATTACCTTCACTACCATCAGCCATAATTATCCAGGCAGAATTACAAACACCAATAATCTCATCGAATATCACATCCCTAGGAGGCAAATATCCATCTCTCTCTATTCCCATTAGCGCATGAACCAGGTTTTATTGAGTACGTTAGCATAGTCCTCATCAGTCATATCCTTCTTCCTATGCAGTTCTTTAAACATACCTATTTCACCACAAAATGCAAGTCCTATTCTGATATCATCTGAACCATAACTGTTCTTGATGATTCTTACAGATCTATAGAACTTAGCTCCTGTGCTATCAACAAGTTTGCCTAAATCATAACCTGCAGGATCAGGTACTTTATATCTCACTGGATCAAACAGTGCCATTACTACGTCAGCATCATTCTGAGTCTGACTGCTATCAGCAAAATCCTCCAACTGAGGCTCCAAATCACCATTCTTAATCCTGGCAATATTAGCTATGTCTCTATTAAATTGACTTACAACTACTGGACTAAATCCAAAGAAATCCCTTGCATACCGCAGTTCTTCTGACATCTTGTCAATTAGGGCCTTTTTGTTTGGATAATCTTTAATTGCTTTCAATAAACCAATATGGTCGATAACAACAAGAGTGATAGTGTTCTCATCATGAGGAACGTACTTTTTATTGTACTTATCAATTGTTATTATCTCTCCATTTTCTAGGGCATACTCTCTGAGTTCTTTAGCAATACCCACAGGATTCTCAGGACCATCAATAATAGTCACAATCTCTTCTACTTGTTTGATATAATCAGCATAGGATTCAAACAGTG